TCAAAAAAACAGGGATTCTTTGCGGTTTTTACAAGTTTTTAAACGTTTTATTTGAAATAGCACAATAGGTTAATTTAAAAAGATCCCCATAGCGGAGCGGCAACTCCGAGGGGATCATGTAAAAAGTTTACACCTCTATTTTAGAGGAGAAAGAGGAGAAAATCAAGATGGTAAAAGTAACGATTGAGAACGACAGAAACAAGGATGAAATTACAGGCGAGTTCTTTATGGGGCTTATGCTTACCAAAGAAGAGAAAACTGAGGACAGCACAACTTATAAAGCGTGCGCGATCGGAACAGGAAATACATGCGTGCAGGATCTCCCGAACAATGTCGCGAAATGGATTGTCAGTACCTTTGGAGCGGTGTATAAAACCAAGCTTGGCTATGCTGCGGCAATGGCGGAGCTTGCCAAGCGTATGGAGGCTGCGGTCAACCAGACGCTTAAGGAGAGTGCGTGTACGATCGTAGATGAAATAATGGAAGAGCTGAAGGGAGAAAAGGAAGCCTGATGTCTGCCGAGAAGTACATACTCCCAGACCGGGCCGCCTGGCTTGACGCAAGAAAGAACCACATCGGCGGATCGGATGCCGCAGCATGTGTTGGGAGGAGCCCGCACAAGGATAACGTGCAGCTCTGGGAAGAGAAGATGGGTCTGGTGCTTCCGGAAGATATTTCTGATAAGGAATATGTCTGGTACGGCACTGAGGCGGAGAAGTATCTCCGTGGACTCTTTGCCCTGGACTTCCCGGAATACCAGGTTCTTTATGACGAGAACAATATGTTCCTGAATCCGGACTTCCCGTGGATGCATGCATCTCTTGACGGGGAACTGATGGACAGGCAGGGGCGGCATGGAATCCTGGAGATCAAGACAACGAATATTTTACAAAGCTCCCAGAGGAGAAACTGGGAGGGCAGGATCCCGGACAACTATTACTGCCAGGTGCTTCACTATCTGGCAGTGACGGAATATGATTTTGCAGTTCTGAAAGCACAGCTCAAGAGCGAGTGGGGCGGAGAGCTGCATATCGAAGTCCGGCACTATTTTATCGAACGGAAGGAAGTTGAGGAGGACATCCGGGAGCTGCTTGACGCAGAGCAGAGGTTCTGGGATTGCGTGGTCACAGGCCGGCGTCCGGATCTGATCCTTCCGGCAATATAAGGAGGATATAGAGTGGAATTAAAGATTTATAACCCGGTGGAAGACGGGTTTATCAAGAAAATCGACTGGAACTATGAGGATCTGAAGGCAGAGATCGAGACCCGGACTGCGGAATACGCGGCATCTGTCTACAATGATGATTCAATCAAGAATGCCAAGGATGACCGGGCAAAGCTTAATAAGCTTAAGGATGCCCTGGAGGGGAAACGTTCATCGGTTCGGAAACAGATGCTGGAACCTTATGAGATATTCAGCTCAGAGATCAAGTCTCTGACGGTTCTGATCGATAAGGCGATCAGCAACATCGATGGTCAGGTAAAAGACTACGAAAGCCGCCAGCGCAAGATGAAGGAAGCGAAGATCCGCGAGTTCTATGATGCGAACATCTTTGACCTGGAGAAGTATCTTCCGTTTGAGCGTGTGATCAAGCCGTCATATCTGAATGTATCGACATCAATGAAGTCGATCAAGGAAGAGATCTCAGCAATGATCCAGAGGGTGTCTGAGGGCATTGCGCTCCTCAACGATACGGACAGCCATATGTGGTCGACATGAAAGCAGAGTTCTTAAAGACTTATGACATCGGCGCGGCCCTGGCGGTAAAGAACAGGTTGGAGGCGGCAGAACGCAAAAGACAGGAATATGAAGCGGAGCGCGCCAGACAGAAGGCAGAGCGGGAGGCAAAGGAGAAAGCAGAGACAGAGAAGCTGATCCAGGCCGGGAAGAAGGAAGAAGCAGCGCCGGAGCAGAATCCGGCCCCGCAGGAAGCTCCGAAAATAGCGGTGGAACAGAAGACAGTTCCGGAAGAAGAACCGGTATGCGCCCTGGATTTCCGCGTATATGTGACAAAATCTCAGATGGAGAAATTAAAGAAGTTCTTAAATGATTCCGGGATCCGGTTCGAGCCGGTACCGAGACAATAAGGAGGAAATGAACGATGGCAGTAGGAAACAACTTAGCGGCAAAGCCGCAGAGCATGGAGAATAAAGCAGAATTTATGGTCGCGGGGGAAAAGATCGTTCTGACCCCGCAGACAGTCCGTGATTATCTTGTAAGTGGAGATAAGGAACGCGTGTCCATCCAGGAGATCGTGATGTTTATCAATCTCTGCAAGTACGCCGGACTGAACCCGTGGTTAAAGGAAGCGTACTGTATTAAGTACGGCAATGAACCGGCGACCATGGTAGTCGGCAAGGAAGCGTTCATGAAACGCGCAGAGAAAACTCCTGGTTTTGACGGCTTCGAAGCGGGAGTGATTGTCTTATCCGGTGAGGAGCTGATCTACCGGAAGGGAACCTTAAAACTTCCGGAGGAAACGCTTGTGGGCGGCTATGCGTAAGTATACCGGAAGGACCGTTCCCATTCGTACCGCAGCGAGGTGTCTTTCGAAGAGTACGCAGCCAGAAAGAAGGATGGCACGTTAAACAGCCAGTGGTCCAAGAAGCCGGCAACAATGATTCGGAAGGTTGCACTGGTGCAGGCGCTGCGTGAAGCATTCCCGGAAAACTTCTCCGGACTTTACAGCGAGGAAGAGGCTGGAACGGAAGAGACTGCGTTCCTTACCTCGCCGGACGTATCTGTAGCAGCAGAACCGCAGGCCGCAATCCCGGCCCAGGAACAGCCGGTAACTCCGCCGCCGGTACAGAAACCAGCGCAGCAGGCAGAAAACGCGCAGATGGACATGGCATCGGCGTTCTTTGGGAACTGATAAGTTCAGCCAGAGAGGGGAGGTGAGTACATAAATGGCAAAGATCACATTTGATTCCATCGCCGGAGGTGAGCTGGCGGAACGGTTTAGACATGCGCTGGCCCAGATCGGGCGGAACATCATGGATCCTAACATGGATTCGGAGGCATCCAGGGGAATGACGATCAACCTGAAGTTTAAGCCGAACGATGCAGGCGGCATCAACGTAGAATTTGATATCAAGACAAAGCTTGCGGGATTCCGCAAAGGAAAATCGTTGTTCCTTATTGCACAGGATGCCCGGTCCGGCAGGATTGAGATGTCAGAACACAATAACAACCGTTCCCAGGTGGCAGTATATACCGCGGTGGAGCGGAACGCAGAAACGGACAAGCCTTTTGATCCAGAGACCGGTGAAATCCTGGAAGAGGAACGGAAAGGTCCAATCGACTTAAGAGCATGAGAGGAGAAGTGAAATGTTAGAAGGATTAAAAGAAGCGTTACAGTATGTGGTAAATCTCGGAAACGATGCAGAGAAAGTGCAGGTCCTCGAGATCTGCGGTGAGACATATGCGAATAAACGCCTGGAGCGTTACGGAGCGCCGAAGAGAGCCAGTGCAATCGGGGCGGCGTCCCTGTCTGCTATGGTGGATTATATTGCTGCGTGTTCTGAGGAGTTTGACGGCAAGAAGATGGTGATCCAGATCGATGGTCCGAAGACGGTACGCCTGGTATCGTTCCTTGATTCTGAGAGAAAGAGAGAATGCCTGTTCTTATGTGAGGCAGAGACATCTGAGTACCGCTTTGGCGCCTGGTACGACCAGGAAGAGTTTATGATCGCGGTCCAGTCAAACTTTGCGACAACACCGGATCTGGAAGCAATCATGAAGTTTGCAGGCAATGTAGAGCAGAAGAACAACACGACATATTCTGACGATGGCAGGACCCAGGTGGCAACCATGAATGTGGGAGTCGCTTCCAAGGCAGACGTGATCGTCCCGAATCCTGTGGATCTGGTTCCGTTCCGTACCTTCCAGAAAGTGAAGCAGCCGCACAGCCAGTTCGTGTTCCGGCTCAGCGACCAGGGAAAGCCGGCCTTTAAGATTGTGGAAGCTGAGGGAGGTATCTGGAAGAACGAGGCAGTGGACAGCATCAAAGAGTACTTCAGAGCAGCGCTTGCAGAGATGCCGGAAGAGATTAGAAGCCGGATCGTGATCATCGGATAAAGATTCATAAAGCGGCTATTTCCTCATTCTGAGGCATGTCACAGGGATCCCGGCGTTCTGGCCGTTGACGCCGGGAAAATTATCGAGAACAGGAGGCTGGTCGTGACCAAAAATAGCTTTTTGATGTACACCGACTGGGGTGACATGATCGAAGAGCTGGACGAAGAAAACAGAAGCCAGTTGCTTCTCGCGATCATGCGTTACCAGTCAGATAAGGAACTTCCAGAGATGGACCTTGGAGCGCGGGTTGCCTTTGCTCAGATCCGCACTCAGTTCCGTAAAGATGAAGAAAAATACAGCAAAACGATTGCAAACAGATCTGCTGCCGGAAAGCTTGGAGGGAGACCAAAGAAAGCTTCCAATTCCGAAAAGCAAAAAAAGCAAATGCTTTTTGATGAAAGCAAATCAAAGCAAACGAAAACAAAAAAAGCTGATAATGATAATGTTAATGATAATGATTTAAAAGAAAACACCCTTGCGGGTGTTAAAGAAAAGCGCTTCGCGCCACCCACCCCGGAGAATGTGAATGGATATTGCCGGGAAATGGGATATACGCATGTGGATGCAGAGCGTTTTGTTAATTATTACGCTGCAAAAGGCTGGAAAATCGGCAATGACAAGATTGAGGACTGGAAGGCGTTAGTGCGTAACTGGGAACGTCAGGATAATGACCAGAGGCAGGGAATGGCCGCCAAGGATCCGCAGACCGCTCAGAAGAAGTCCGCAAACCGTTTTGCAAACTTTGAGCAGCGTCAGTATGACTATGATTCAATGCTTTTCCGGGAACGGAAGGAAAAAGCGCAGGAGTGAGAAGATGGAGGATGTAGAGAACACAAGAAGACCGGAAGAAATGGATCTTTCGGGGAAAAGTTATTATCTGGATGTGAGTCTTGAAGAGGCGGAGAATAACATTCATGCCTGCTTAAGAGACGCGGCCCGGAACGTGATCGCCACGGGGCATTATCTCAAAGTGATCCGGGATAAAGAGCTGTACCGGGAAGCTGGATATGAGAATGTGTGGGATTATGCCGCAGAGAGGTTCGGATTCAGTAAATCGACGGCGAGCCGATATATGACCCGGAATGACAAGTTCTCCGTAGGTGGAAACAGTCCGGTTCTCGCGGAGGAATTCCGGGAATACAGCAAGGCACAGCTGCAGGAGATGCTGTCCCTGAATGCGGAGCAGATGAGCGCGGTGACACCGGACATGACGGTGCGGGAGATCCGTGAACTCCGAAGGCCGAAGGAGATCCCGTACTTTGAGATCCCGGGGCAGCTGAGCCTGTCAGACTTTCCGGAGCTGGATGATGCAGAAACGCAAGATCCGGAAGTGGAGAATTCAGCACCGACAGAAGCGGTGACCTCAACCACGGCATTTACGGTCAGTGCTGAGGACCTGATCGGGGAACCGGAGGAGAAACTATCGGCGTATGGTTTTCCAAAAAGAGTTTATCCGGCAGATAGCTTACTGACGACACCGGGATGTAAAGGAGACAATGGACGGGGATACGATTGCTTTAATTGTCATCTGGAATGTGAGATCCGGCAGGAATATTGTCGGTGTGTCGATGCCACATGTGGATTCCCGTTTCCGTGCCAGATGGTCGATACCGGTAAGCGTGAGATCCTTGAAAAGGAGATCGGAGAGAGATGCCAGTTTATTGATTTAAATTTAGCGGATCACGCGGCAGGAGATGGGAGTCCTATACCGTGCTGCAAGGATTGCGAAACGCCATGCGAATATGCGTGCGAAAATTCCGGGAAGCGTGTTGCGACGTCGCAACAGTCGGTTGCTGCCGATGCGCAGCAGGAAACTGCGGGGAACGCTGCCGAAAAGCAGCAGGATATTCCTGAAAAGCCAAAGACAGAGAAATGCATCCACGATGGAATATCTCGGTGTACACTGTCGGAGGAAGACAAGGAAAAGGGCGGAACCGGAAAAGATTGCGCTCATCATTGTTGTTGGAACTGTGTAAAACGTGATGGCTGCAATATAGAATGCTATGCATCATCGAAAAGGAAAACATTGACCGATGGAGAAATGGCAGCAGAAGATGAGGAAAATGCTGAACAGCCGGCAGAGCCAATTGAGTTTGACAGAAAAACGCTGGAGGATATGATCCGAAATGCGCAAGAGGTACTTGATCAGATGTGCGATTACTGGGTGGAGAATCAGCCATACACTTATGCAAAGTATAACATGATGATCCAGGTGTATAAGCTGTTATTAAAGGAACATGATGAATCTGATCAGAAGCTGGATCCGGTTGAACAGCAGCCAGAGCTTCCTTTACTGAAGAACGATAAGCAGCGGGCTGAATTTATCGACGCATATGAGGAATGGCCACTGTGGATCGATAACCAGGAAACCGGAGAGAAGTATTACCGGTATGATCTTCCGGATGGAACGAGTTTTGTGGTTAAAGTGTATCATGCAATGATATTTCTCGGATGGGAGGTCGAAAGTGGATCACGGTACGAAGAGGGTTATGGACTTAGTGAGCAGTATATCCTTAAACCTGGGAAGTTCTTCCGGGATTGCCGTACAAACCGGTCTGCCATGATCGAGAAACTGAAAGAGCTGCAGAAAAGCGAGTAAGGTGGTGAGACGGCATGAGTTACAGTTATACACTGAGAAATATCCAGACCGGTACAGTGGAATACACTGGTCTGAAGGCTGGCGAAGTTCACCAGATTACCGGAATTCCGTCTCAGAGAGTATCACGCTATGCGGCTGATGGGAAAGTATACGGAAACACCTGGAAGGTGAGTCTGGATGAAGATGATTATTCAGAGTTCTGGACCGAGGAGATGTGTATGAAATGGGATTGTATCCGGAAGATGGTCCTGGGCGGCCTGAAGCATGGCAAAGGCACATACGAGGAAAAGATAGCGAGGTGGAGAAATCGTGCCAGCAAGAAACGTAGCACAGAACTTAGCCGGACGGAGGTCTGTGCCAGATATATGCAAGAAGCGATCAAGCCGCAGCAGGACAGGAAAGCGGAAGTAAATAAAGATTTGGAGAAAGTGGATATGGCGAAAACAGTTGAGTTTAATATAAGAGTAACAATGAGTGAAAGATGGGTTAATGATTTTTGCTCGATGTTACATTGGATGGAAAGTTGTGGGAAAATAGGTCATTCGTCTATGGTTGAATTTTATTCTGATGGCGATGGTGATTTTAGACCTACATTTGAGTTTGACAGAAAATATGAACAAGTAGAAGCTAAATGGAAAACAGTAGACAATTCATTACCCGATGCAGAAGTGCTTTTTGATGCAGGTTAAGATTTGATGGAGAAAGGTTAATGGATAGAACATTAAAAGCTGTATATGTGTGGACAGTGCTGGCTTTGATCTGGATGGGATTAGAGCTGTTACTGTACGGCGAAATCCAGCCGAGAACAGTAGATAATATTATGTGGTTTCTGTTTTTGCCATTTATTTATAAGGCGGTAAATTAAGATTTGGAGGATACTATGAAAAAGTGGGTAGAGAACAAAGAACCATCCGGCGCAGTGGTTCACACGCTTGTGTTCGGGCATCATGGAGATGATCCCAAAGTCATAGTGGCGTTGTTTAGAGATTCAGAGGGAGATTGGTTTACAACATCGAATGTGCTCGATACATACGGGGACTTGCTGACCGGCAAGGAAATGTGTGAGCATGATGCCAAAATGATGGTAGAGGAAATGGTGTACGATCATTTTGCGGATGAAAAGAGGTATTACGAGGAAATTTGCGAAGAGCTTGATATGGAAAACTGAAATTATGAGAAGGAATGATGAGGATGAAAGATAGAAATGCAGAGGGTTATCCGGATCCAACGGCGGCCAGAGCAATCAAGGCAGCAGATCGGCCGCCGGAGGAGATCATTATGTTCCGGAAGATGATTAAAGCATTGAGCGTGATCTGTCATGTGAGAGTATTGGGAAAAGTAACTCTGGTAGATAAGAAAGGGCGGCGGTGGTGATGAGAATGCAGATATCCGGAAATACCGGGATGAAACATAGGATGAGAACCCAGTGGGATGAAAAAGTTGCGAAGGCGTTGAAAAAGAAAAACCAAGAGACAGAGTACGCGGCTATGAGTGAGGATAAGGGCAGACACAGTTGGTCGGCGGCACATCCGGCGTACATGGGAACAAGCCTTTGTCCGGATCCGCGTTATCGAGGAGGTGATACCAATGGACAAGGAGATTCTGAAGCAGTACATAGATGCCTGCGAGCAGGTAAAGGAAGCGAAGGAGGATATACTGAGGCTTAAGAAGAATCGGAAGAAAATTGTACAGGACCGGGTGTCTGGATCTGCGCACGAGTTTCCGTATACCGCCAAGAGTTTCCACATCGAGGGCTTGTCATATCCGGTGGTGAAAGATCCGGATGAACTGGATAGGCGGGAAGCAATTCTCCGGGAGAGACTTCAGCGGGCGGAGGAGATTAAGCGCCAGGTGGAGGCGTGGATGCTCACAATTCCGCAGCGGATGCAGCGGATTATTCGGTACCGGGTGTTCGAGGAGTTATCCTGGAATGAGGTGGCAATTCGTATGGGACGGAAGGCCACGGCGGACAGCGTAAAGAAAGAATATCAGAGATTTATGGATGAAAAATAAAAGTTTGTCCCGAATGTCCCAAATGTCCCGACTCAAAATGTTATAGTGTAACCTGAAGCCAAGGGCATACAGCCGGCGGCTTCCTACATCCTCCTCAAGTGAAGGTATACGTGGGCGGCCGTTAGGCAGAGCGGTCGCCAATTATCAGGGCGTAGCTCAGTAAGCAGAGCAGCTGGCTTATATCCAGCGTTGGCGGGGGTTCGAGTCCTTCCGTTCCGATTTGCCTGGTTTAAGGGTTCTCCACCCGGACGTTCCAGGTGCATGAAAGACATCCTTGTGAGAGGGTGTCTTTTTAGGTTGTAAATGAATATTATTTGATATAAAATAAAAGAAAAATGTTAAAATGGAGAAATAAAATGAAATCTGATATCATTTTTATAATTGCAGTTATTGTTCTTGCTGTGCTTATGTATATATTACTCTTTTGGCTGATTATAGATACATTTGAGACAAGACGGTATAAGAGTGAGTATAAATCAACAGTTGGGGCTATAAAAAGCATATTGCAAACTTATTTTAGAACACGGAATTACGATGAATGTATTTTAGAAATTGATATTCTTTTTAGAAATCACATTATGAAAAATGAAAGATTGAAAAAGGAATTCAATAATGTTGTAGTGCTATTAGAATGTCATATATTAGACATAAATTCAGGCAAGATAAAAATAGAATGTGGGAATATTGACGATTATAAAATTGCTACTAGTGAATTCTTGGCTGAGTATCAACTACGAAATCCCTTGGAGCAAATCAAGGGCACTGATTTTTTAATATTAAAACAATTGATAGACTGTTTGGAAAGCCAAAAAGTGGATGAGGGAAAAACAGTTGTTAATCGTATTGCAGTAGAATTAAAAACGCTAAAAGATAGCAATTTAGAGAATGAAAAAAATAGTAAGAAGCAAGACGCAATGACTAAAGTGGGATTAGTTTTATCAGTTGTGTTTGGATTAATGACTTTTATACAGTTTTTTACATAAAACGCATGCAGTTATATATGGAGCCACCGCCGCGTGGCTCTTTTCTTTTACCCAAAACCGACGAATCGGAGGTGATGAGCATGGCCAGAGCGCCGGATCCGAGAATTGAAAAGGCGAAGGCCATGTACCTGGAAGGTATGAAATTAGTTGAGATTGCAAGTCAACTAAATCTGCCGGAGGGAACGGTCCGCCGATGGAAGTCCACACATAAGTGGGAAAACGAACGCTCGGATAAAAATAGCGAACGTTCGGAAAAGCGAAAGCGCGGCGCGCAGCCGGGGAACAAGAACAGCTCTGGTGGTCCGCCTGGGAATAAGAAAGCAGTTACTACGGGAGAGTTTGAGACTCTCCTTTTTGATTGTCTGGAACCGGAGGAGCGGCGGCTGGCACAGGCAGTTCCGGAAGATAAAGAGACGCTGCTCATGCAGGAGATCCAGCTTCTTACGGTTCGGGAACGCCGGATGCTGAAGCGGATCGACCTTCTGAGACAGTCTCCGGATGATTCCGAGGAGATCTCCGGAGACGAGACAGGGATGACTGTTGTGAGTCATAAAATGGGAATCGAAAAGGACAAAGATACAGATCTTCGTGAATATCAGGGGAAGCTGGGGCAGATCCAGCACATTGAGGAAGCCTTAACCAGAGTTCAGGCAAGAAAACAGGCTGCAATCGATGCGCTGCACCGGTATGGTGTGGATGATGCACGCCTGGAGATCGAGATGATGAAGCTTGACCTGGCGGCACTGAAACTTGGCGGTCAGGAGCAGGAGCTTGAAGATGACGGATTCCTGGATGCACTGAATGCAGAGTCTGATACGCTTTGGGGTGATGTCGATGGAGATTAAGGATCGTATCGCCGATATGCGCGATAAGCTTCAGAAGATGAAGTCACAGCGAGGGATTCTGACGAAGGTTCAGATATTCAAGTTCCAGCCGTTTTCCAGAAGACAGAAGCAGGTTCTTACCTGGTGGATGCCGGGGAGCCCTGTGAAAGATTATGATGGCATTATTGCGGACGGTGCGATCCGATCGGGAAAAACGGTCTGTATGTCATTGTCCTTCGTATTATGGGCGATGGAGAACTTCAATGGCCAGAACTTCGCCATGTGCGGCAAGACGATCGGTTCCTTCCGGAGAAACGTTCTATTCTGGCTGAAGCTGATGCTCAAGAGCCGAGGGTATAAGGTTGCGGATCATCGGGCCGATAATTTGGTTGAAATCACTCGAAAGAATGTCACGAACTACTTTTACATCTTCGGTGGTAAGGACGAACGCAGCCAGGACCTGATCCAGGGTATCACTCTGGCGGGGGTATTCTGCGATGAGGTTGCGCTGATGCCGGAGAGCTTCGTTAACCAGGCAACAGGACGTTGCTCGGTAACAGGATCCAAGTACTGGTTTAACTGCAACCCGGACGGACCATATCATTGGTTCAAGGTCAATTGGATCGACAAGGCGATCGGATACCTCGGAAAGAAGAAGGCAGCCAGGCTGCAGCAAGAGGCCGTCGCGAAAGGCACGGAGCTGAACCTCAAGAAACTCCTGTATGTGCATTTCACGATGGACGATAACCTGAGCCTGTCAGAAGCGATCAAAGCCCGATATCGCAGCATGTACAGCGGCGTGTTCTTTAAGCGTTACATCGAAGGACTCTGGGCGATGGCTGAAGGGATCATCTATGACATGTTTGATCCGGACAGAAATGTGGTGGACGCAGAAGCCATTGCGGCGGAATACCGGAAGAAAACCGGACGGGAGTTCTGGATCGGCGACAAATATGTCAGCTGTGACTATGGTACCCAGAACCCGACGGCGTTCCTGCTGTGGAGCAAGGGAGCTGATAACAAGTGGTACTGCCGCAGGGAGTATTATTATTCCGGACGCGATAAAGGGCAGCAGAAGACAGACAAAGAATTTGCTGAAGATCTGACGGCGTGGCTATCCGGAGAAAAGATCCGGACGGTGATCCTGGATCCGGCGGCGGCATCTTTCAAGACACAGTTAGAAAAAGATGGTTACAAAGTAAAGAAAGCGAAAAATGATGTTTTGGATGGGATCCGTTTTGTGGCAACCTTGCTGCTTTCGGGTTCTATTTTTATTGATGCATCCTGCGAGAACCTGCTGAAGGAGTTTGCTTCCTACATCTGGGATGCAAAAGCCGGAGACCGCGGGGAGGATAAGCCGGTGAAGGAGCATGATCACGCGCTCGATGCTCTCCGCTATTTTTGCTACACAATCATTCGCGGAGTTGGTGGCATGAAGATTTTAAAGTGAGGTGAGGAAACATGGACATTGAAGTAATTAAGAAGCTGATCCGAAAATATCAGAGTGGGCATACGGATTTTGTGAGGCAAGCTGAAAAGGCGAAGGCTTACTATCGGAATGAGACGGATATTATGTTCCCACCGCTGAAGGAGGAGCAGGAGAAGAAAGAGAAGCCGCTGCGGAATGCAGACAACCGGATTCCATTCAACTTCCACGGTTTGCTGGTTAACCAGAAGGCATCGTATATGTTTGCGGCATCTCCAATTTTTGATCTTGGAAACAAGGATGCGAACAAAAAGTTAACACAGTTTCTTGGGGATAAATATCCGAAAGTGTGCAAAGACCTGTGCATTGAGGCATCGAACTGTACGGTCGCATGGCTGCATGTCTGGAAGGATGGGAAAGGTGCATGGAAGTATGCGGTAGTTCCGGCAGAACAGATCATTCCGGTATGGACGAGTGATTTGGAAAAGGAGCTTTCTGGCGTGTTCCGGAGCTATCAGAGCATCGATGAGGAAACCGGTGACAGGTATACCGTTTACGAGTACTGGAACGATAAAGAATGCACGGCATACCGGCTAAAAGCGGGAGACGAGCTGGATCAGCTGATTCCGTATCAGATGTTTCTGGTTGATCCGGAGCTGTGTGAATATTCGGATTGCTATCAGCACGGAGTCGGGGAGGTGCCATTCTTCCCGTTCTTTAACAATAACATCGACACAGACGATCTGAAGAACATCAAGCCGCTGATCGATACTTACTGTAAGGTGTTCAGCGGTTTCGTAAATGATCTGGAAGACATTCAGGAAGTGATTTTCGTTCTGACCAATTATGGAGGCGAGGATCTGGGGCAGTTTCTTCGGGATCTCAAGGATTACAAAGCAATCCAGATCGAGAGCGACGGAGATGGGGATCATTCCGGCGTTTCAACATTAACAATTGAGCTGCCGGTAGAAGCCAGAGAAAAGCTTCTGGAGATTACAAGAAAATGTATTTTCGAACAGGGCATGGGTATTGATCCGGATCCGCAGAACTTTGGAAACAGTTCCGGAGTTGCGTTGCAGTTCCTGTACTCCCTTCTGGAGCAGAAAGCCGGCTTACAGGAAACGGAGTTCCGCTTAGGCTTCGGACGGTTCATCCGCTGCATCTGCCGGCTTCAGGAGATCAAGATCAAAGACGGTACGATCGTACAGACCTGGACGAGGACCAGTGTAAAGAATGATCAGGAGTTATCCCAGATCGCATCTCAGAGCAAAGGAACCATCTCTGATGAGACGATCGTCAGCCACCACCCGTGGGTAGATGATCCAGAGAAGGAAATGGATCTTTTGAAGGAACAGGAAGAAAGATCAGCGGCAGATATCTCGGACATGTTCCCGAAAGAAGGTGCATCGGGTGATGAAGGCGGTGATGCGTGATGTCCTACTGGGAGAAACGCCAGGAAGAAGCATACAAGGCCGGAGAGATGCAGGTAAATCAGTATTTCATGCGACTGGAGAAAGCATTTAATCAGGCGAAACGGGAGCTTCAGAAGACCGTTGAGAGCTTTTACTGGCGATATGCGAAGGAGAATGGGCTGACGTATTCAGAAGCCCAGAAACGGCTCGATAAAGCGGAACTGGGAGAATTGAAGGACTTCGTTGAGAAGGCAATGAACAACATCGGGAAATATAACCAGGATGTCAACAACATGTCCATCAAGGCCCGGATGACCCGCTATCAGACATTGGAAGCGCAGGTGGATGCGATTCTCCGGGAACTGTATGCTGTGGAGTATGAGGCAGAAGGGACACGGACGATGCAGGAGGTATACGGCGATACCTATTACCGGACCTGGTATAGCATCGATCAGTACCATGGCTTTCATGCCGAGTTCGCCCAGATTGAGCCAAGGACGATTGAGCAGCTGATCAAATATCCGTTCAATGGCGCCAACTTCTCATCCAGACTCTGGAAGCAGAAAGACCACCTGCAGTCTCAGCTCATGGAATCGCTTACAACTATGATGGTCCAAGGAGCATCCCCGCAGAAGCTGGCCGGAGAGTTCGCCAAGAAGATGCAGTCAAAGAAGGCGGATGCGTACCGGCTCCTGCACACGGAGAGCTCATTCCTGATGAGTGAGGCAACTCACGCCGGGTATAAAGAGGACGGCGTGGAGCAATATGAGATTCTGGCCACGCTGGACAGTAAGACCTGCGGCGTGTGCGGGAAGCTGGATGGGAAGATCTATTTTGTTTCGGAAGCGGTGGCAGGAAAGAATATGCCGCCGTTCCATCCGTGCTGTCGCTGCACAGACGTTCCGTATTATCCGGATATGCCAACAGAAGGGCGAACGAGGATCGCGCGTGATGCAGCGGGGAAGAACATATCTGTTCCGGCGGATATGACGTATGAAGAGTGGAAGAAACGGTTCCTGGAAGAAGATTCACATGCGGAATTGAAATCACCTCCTACAAATGATAATATTGTAGATATAAAGTTCAGATCACAAAAGAGCAGTGGAGAGGTTCGTGAGGATAGGAAAACAGTTGTAGAAGCGTATGTTACATTGCCTTCTAAGGCGCAGCGGATTATGGCGGATATAACGGTTGATCTTGAAAATCCAGGGAGCGCCTGTGACTATGAGAATGGTATTATTTATGCTGCATCAAATGCGGAAAAGGAAGATATCTATCACGAGTTTGGACATCTGATTGAACATAGGATGATGCATCCGGCGGATGTTGAGGCGTATAAACAATATCTGGTAGAGGGACTTACGGATGCAGATATCACTCAGGAAACGTATTACAACACTTCAGGACAACCGCAGACAGTTTTTATCGTTCATGGGGATCGCTTTGTAAGTGAGTATCAGGGGCGCATATATGTAAATTCGCTTTCAGAAGCAATAAATGCACATGGAAGCATAAAAACTGAACGGATGCTTGAAACTATTTCGGAGCCATTTAGACTGTATCAAAAGAAGCAATTAAAAGGACATCAGGAAATCTATGATTTTATTGAGAGGGTGTTAAAATGAGTCTAAAAGAAGAACTTCTGCAAATCAAAACATATGAAGAGTATGAACCTCAGAGAGAAAAATTCCGAAGTCTTGTTAGGGACAAAGAAGTGTTGGAACATTTGAATATGCTGTATGGAAAAGGATACGTTGGTGGAGACATTGAACATGGTCTTATAGAAGAGGTTTACAAAACTCCGCCAGGTCAGGGAAAACAACGCATTGGAAGATAATGAAATCAACCACCGGTCAATAGGCTGGTGGTATTTTTATACCCATTTTTAAGGAGAAAAGACAATGAGGAAGAAAATAGCAGCATTTTTTATGGCAGCGAGTGTAGCAAGTTGTATGTCCGGCTGTTCAACGGCATCTACAGTGAACCACAATTTATCAAAAGATGCGAATGAATTTAATGTGTATCGCAGAATTACGGTTACAAATGCGAGAACAGACACGATTATGCTTCAGGCAGAAGGGTATATGGCGCTTAGTAATAACAGCACAAATGAATTAGTAGTAACGATCAAAACAGGAGCGGACCAGTATTATAAGGATTATATTTATCTGAATGACTGGACTTGCTATGTGATGGAGCAGACGGAGCCGAAAGGAACGGACAAGTATCATTATGAGCTGGTATTTTATCCTGAAAGGCTGATTCCAGATGTTGAAATTAAATAAATCTGTTGCGACGTCGCAACAAACAGGGAGGTGATTACAATAGGATTTTTCAAGTGGATCAGATGGATCAGACAGCACCGTTGCAGTCATCACTACCGCAAGCATTGGAGCCGGGATTCTGGTCCGTATGGCGGATATGTGATGCGCTGCTCATTATGCGGGAAAGAGAAGGGACAGTATGATTGATATTTTTTGTACCGGAGCATCCTTCTACGGCGTAAAGCTCAGCTATGCAGCAATGGAAATCATTATGAGAGAGGATTTTGTAAAAGATCAGGACTTTATTGAGTTTGTCTTTGAAGATGGAACCCAAGGAGCAGTCCGAAAGGGTACAGTCATTGGTTTTACAGAATCAACAGTAGAGGTTTAGACATGCTTAAAAGGCATGTTATTTTTATGCCCTGCCATAAGGCATAAAACTGGGCGCTACTCTGCCGGGAGTATAACCGGCCGATCCCAATACCCGGAGAGCGGGAATAAAAATCTATGGAGGTAAGCACGATGGAATGGTTAAAGACAATTTTAGAGAAGGCAGTGATCACCGACGGGAAGCTGAACGTTGATGCCACTATGAAGGAAATCAATGGGGAGTTCCCGAAGCATGCAGTACCGAAGCAGGACTACAATGATAAGGTGAAAGAACTGGGAACAGCCAATGATACGATCAAGGACCTTAAGAAAAATAATGCGGACAACGCAGATCTGCAGAAAAAGGTCAAGGACTATGAAGCTGAAGTGACAGGACTTAAAACAGCAGCGGCGAATACCAAAAAGGAATACGCCTTAAAGGATAAGCTGAAGGAAGCTGGTGCTGTAGATGCGGATTACATCATTTACAAGCAGGGCGGTCTGGATAAATTCACATTTGACCAGGACGGCAAGGTCATCGGATTGGATGACGTTCTCAAACCGATGAGAGAAGCTTCTCCGCACCTGTTTAAGAATGCCGGCGGAACTGGTGGCTATAATCCGGCGGGAGGCGGAAATCCGCCAGGGAATAATCCGTTTGCAAAGGAAACCTATAACCTTACAGAACAGGGACGCCTGTTCAAACAGAATCCGGAGCAGGCCAGACAGCTGGCAGCTGCGGCCGGAGTAAAACTTTAAGAAAGAGAGGAATTTTAAATGGCAGGAACAACCTTACAGGACGTAATTGTCCCGGAACTTTTTAACCCGTACGTGCTTAACCGGACAATGGAGCTGTCTGCACTGGTGCAGAGTGGCATCATTTCAAATAACTCGGAGTTCGACGATTTGGCATCCCAGGCGGCGCCGACCGTTAACATGCCGTTTTTCGAGGATCTGACAGGAGAATCTGAGCAGGTGATCGAGGGAACAGATCTTGAAGATAACAAGATCACATCAAACAAGGATGTGGCAGCAATTCTCCGTCGTGCAAAGATGTGGTCCGCGACAGATTTATCCGCAGCACTGGCCGGAGCAGATCCGATGAAGGCAATTGGTACTCTTGTGGCACGCTTCTGGGAACGTGACATGCAGAAGGAGTTAATTGCCATCCTCAGTGGTGTATTTGGAACTGTGCCGGCCGGCGGATCCGGAACTCCGCCGGCAGAGACCAGGCTTGAAAGCAACATCCTGGACATTTCCGGATTAAGTGGAACGAAGGCGAACTGGTCCGGAGCTGCGTTTATTGATGCGGAACAGAAGTTAGGTGATGCGAAGGCGCAGTTGACTGGTGTTTGCATGCACTCTGCAACAGAAGCATATCTGAAAAAACAGAATCTGATCGAGACCGTGCAGCCGTCCAATGACGTTGCATTCGGTCTGTATCAGGGAAAACGCGTTATCGTCGATGATGGCTGTCCGGTATCTGACGGTATCTACACGACGTATCTCTTCGGTAACGGGGCTGTAGCACTTGGAAATGGTCATCCTGTTGGATTCGTACCGACTGAGACCGATCGTGCAAAGCGCAAGGGTTCCGGTGTCGATTATCTGATCAACCGTAAGACCATGATCCTGCATCCGAGAGGGATCGCATGGCAGAATGCTGAGGTGGCAAAGACCGAGGGTCCGTCCAGAACTGAGGTGGCAAACCCGAAAAACTGGAAACCGGTCTATGAGCCGAAGCAGATCCGTATCGTGGCATTCAAGCACAAACTGGGATAGGAGGCGTTATGACATTTTCGGAGATGTTAGAGAAAGTGAAGAGTAACCTGAAAATCGAGGATGACACACGGGATCTTAACATCTCCGATGTCATCCTCAGTGTCTGCGATTACTGTAATATGGACCAGGATAAGCTTCCAGAACGCCTGGAGCCTTTTATCCGTAAAAAGTGAAGGGCGTGATGGATTACGAAACCGTAAAGGGAACCGGTTATCAGCAGGACATTGCCAGCATTAAAGAGGGTGATGGAAGCATTACCTACGCCACGGATGGCAGTAACAGCCGGGAAGGCGTATACGGTTTGTCAGATGCTGATAAAACGGTACTGCGGCGTTACAGGAGGTTGAGAGGATATGTTTAACCCTTATGAAGTAATGTATGATTCGGTTATGGATGTGTACCGGTATCAGGACAAAAAGGATGACGCCGGTTTCGACGCGTCTGGCGAGAGTCTGGTGGCATCCAGCGTAAAGTGCCGGTACAGCATTTCAAACCAGGGAGCCGCAGGAAGCCCGGTGCCTTTGCTTATGTGTGATAAAGAAGTAATAGAAGTGTAAAAAATTTTGCCGTTCCTATCCGGCACTTGCGCAGGGTGTC